CTCAAATACATACGACACAACTAATCCTGGTTCTGGTGTTTCCAATCGAGAAGACTTGACTGATGTCTTGACTATTCTCGCGCCTGAAGAAACCCCAGTCCTTTCCTCTGCTTCCAAGCAGAGAGCATCCGCAACGTTCGTTGAGTGGACGGTAGACGCTTTGTCTGCTCCTTCAACGACTGGCATCCGTGAAGGTGCCGACGTTAGCACGTTCACTGACCAATTCGGTGGCCGCGCTCGCCTTGGTAACTACGTTCAGAAGTTCCGCCGCGACTATCAGGTTTCTGATCTTCAGGAAGCTGTTGACAGCGTTGGTCCTGCTAAGATCGCTCAAGCTGAAGCTAAGTCTATCCGTGAACTAAAGCGTGACATCGAAGCTACCCTCTGTGGTACTCAAGATCGCGCTGCTGAAAACGGATCGGACACTGCTTACGCTTTGCGTGGTCTTGGTGACTGGATCGACTCCGCTGGTCCTGCTGATGTTCCTTCTGGCTTCCGTACACCTGCTGACAGCATTCACGCTGCTGCTGAAGGTGCTTTTACGGAAACAGTGTTGAACAACTTGATCACTTCGATGTACCGTGTTACTGGCACGACCAACAACATCACTATGATTGCTGACACGGCTGTTCGTCGCATCATCTCTGACTTTGCTCGCACTGCTGGCGTAAGCGGAACTGATGCAGACAGCGTTCGTACCGTTAATTACAACGGTGACTCGGCTCAGATCAAGTTGAGCGTTGAGTTCTACCAGTCCGATCACGGCATCATCACGATTGTCAATGGCAATCCTGACTGCATGCCTGACACGACTAACAAGGACACGGCATACCTCATCAATCCTGAATACTACGGCATCCATGAGCTTATCCCAATGGGATCTACTCGCCTACCGAATCAGGGTGGTGGTGAGCGTGGCTACGTTGATTGCGCTTTGACCCTCGGTGTTTACCACCCCGGTGCTCACGGCAAGATCGAAGAAGTTGCGTAAGTTTTTTACTTCACGTCATCTTGGGGGAGGTTAGGCTAATACCTGCCTCCCCTTTTTTTTTAAAAATTATGGAAATAATTACTAAGCTACCAAGATATACAGATGGTGAAGTGAATTCTTCTTTCTTGAAAGAAATCCAAACTGGATTTAAGATGGAGAAGGCTAAGGAGCAAGATCGAATCAATCAAGCTGCCAAGGAAGCAAAGACCAATGTTGGAAAGACCCATCCTATTCTAGGAAAGTGCGTAGCTAATATGCCTGCTCGTGATTACTTTAGATTAGTAAACAAGTACGGGCACGACACTGTAAACAGTAAAGAGTTCTTGCGATATTTTAACAAAAAGTTCCCAGAGCTAAGCCCCAATAAAGCTTAATGCAGGTAAAATATAACAGAGATTTGTATGACCTTATAACGGCTTTGGCCGGGGTCACTTCATTTACTACAAATGAAAAAACTCAGCTTCTGAATTTTGCTAAGCGCAGAATTTTCGAGGCTTACCAAACTACTTCTGTTTGGCCTAGATATTTGACTGTTGGCGAGGAGAGAACTATAACCAACTCTGTTGTTCCTTATACTGAAACTGACAAGGATAACATTGCTGAGTTTCTACGAATACACAGAAGCCAGCCATTTTTCAAGAACTCGGCTTTGGAGTTTGATTTCTTTGTGGAGTCGGACGGAGCCCACGTGCTCAATCTAACCACCTCTGATGCTTCTTCGGTATTTGTAACTTACAAGAAGGAAATATCTGACATTCCCAGCACCTTCGATTTAACCGGAGACAAGACTACCCAAGAAATTCCATTGGAGTTTTTCTATTTTACGGCTCATGCAACCTATGCGGATTTTCTGCGCATGGATGGCCAGCATGAAAAGGCAATGACTGAAGAGCAAGTTGCTCAGGCATATTTGGCAACCGAACTAGAGAAGTCGGACCAGAATATGAATAACAACACCATTACCAAACGCTTTCATACACACGTCACTCAACAATCACGATAATGAATAGTCTAGTAACAAACCTATATCCTCGTCCTAATGGCACTGTCGCTGGGGAAAACCTATCCTGTGCAACCACAGGATCTGGCGTTCAGCTTGCAGCTCTCGATGAAGACACCAAGTATGTGATGATTGATGTTCAGGACAACAATGTCATCGTAACATTCGACGGCACTGCTCCTACTGCATCCAATGGTCATCTTCTGCTAAAAGAAAAGGGCCTCATTACCCTTAGCGCACTTAGCGCAAAAGCAGCAAAGTTCTTGGGATCTGGTGGCACGGCCATTGTTCACGCTTCACAGTTTGTGTGATGGGCAATGAAGTAAACAAGCTCCTTATTGGAGCTTCTGGATCAGTGTTGGCTGTTTCTGCTCAAGGCGTCAGCCAGGTACTATCCATAGCGGCTTCCATGTTTACGATAGTATACATGGGACTTTGGATTTATAAGACGGTCAAAGAACTGAAGAAATGAATGGTGAGTTGTTAGCTATGCTTGGCGGTGGCGTCACAGGCTTTGTAATGAAGCTTATTTCGGCGCAGATGAACATCCAAGCAAATGCTATCAAGTCCATGATTCATAAGCAGGATGCAGCAGATGCCTCAGCCGACAGAGCAGCGCAACGATCCGATGAAAGCGGAGCATGGGTTAGAAAGCTCATCGCTATGTGCATCTTGTTTTCAGTGGTATTTGCTCCCTTCGTTATGGCGTTCTTCGACATCCCTGTAACGGTAGAGGGCGGCAAGTCTGGTATGCTTAAATTTTTAGGAATAGGAGCTGACAAGTGGAAGCATTTAGAAGGGTTTGTGTTATTGCCTGAAGTGAGACAGGGAATGCTTGCCCTACTAGGTTTTTACTTTGGAAGTTCTCAGGTTAAATAATGGATATAAGCGACAAGACAGCGATCACAATACCTTTAAGAAACCTTATTGCGTTAATAGCGTTTACGATAGTTTCGGTTAGTGGGTACGTAAACATGGTGGGAAGACTAACCACTTTAGAGAACGCTCAGAACATTAAGGACGTTGAGATTGGGATGAACACTGAGTTTCGGATAAAGTGGCCCAGGGGAGAGATGGGAGCTTTACCTGAGGATGCTGAACAAAACCTAAGACTGAATTATTTAGAGAAGAACTACGAGGAACTATCCTCATCAGTGGATAAGCTAAAGGCTTACGGAACAGTCAATTTTGAACTCAAAGACAAGAACTACTTAGACATAAAGGAATAATATGGCGTACTCAAAAGCAAAACCAGGTAAATCTAGATTCAATCCTAAGCCAGCTCCTGAGAGCAAAAGGCAATACAACAAAAAAGGGGAGCTTGTTCGGAAGTTACGGGCTACTGACTACGGTCATACGTTTGGCCCCAAAACCGGACGAAGACGTTCTTCTGTTACCAGAGGGCCACTGAAGAGTGTAGAAAGAGTTAAAGACGAAATAAAGCCCAAGAAGAGATCCCATATTCCTCAAGCGATTGGAGGCCACGGATTGTTTAAAATGTTTCGTCGCAAGAAATAATGGCAAAAAGTCCTAAAGCATCAATGAGTTGTGGGCAGGTGAAGAAAAGCACCCGTCCAGGCAAAAAGATAATGAAGCTGTACTGCATTGATGGTAAGCGTAAACTTGTCCATGCAGGTGCTTCGGGATACGGTCACAATTACTCAGATGCTGCCAGAAAGTCTTTTAGGGCTAGGCACAAGTGCAGTACCGCAAAACCCGGAACAGCTAAACACTTAGCTTGCACAGAACTGTGGAAGGGCAAAGGAGGACGAGCTAAGAGTTCTCCTAAGGGTAGAAAAGGCAAATACTAGATGGCAAGATACGATTCATACGGAGCTTTAGATGATAGAATCCAAGAAGACTTGGATCAAGGCTTTGCTGGCTTTAATAATAAGCTTCGTCCTGACCAGTTGAGTTCAGGTATTCTTACTGAGTCTAACAATGGGCGTATGGATCTGAACGGAGAGTGGCAACCAAGAAAGGGAGTAGAGATTTTTTCTTCTCCATTTGCTGCTGCTGTTTTTACTGTTCCATTTTATTTGTATGAGTCTATTCCTGCTGTTAGTTCCTATACTAAATCGGGTGAAGTTATCACTGTAAATTTTGCTTCTGCTCATGGAATAACTGACCAAACTGGAGTAAATATTAGTGGATTGTCGTATACTGGAACGATAGATCCTAATGGCAATTTTCTTGCTACTGTAGTAGATTCTGACACAATTACTTATACAGTTACTGGACTTTCAGTTACTCCTACTGGAACAATGACAGTAACTGGGATGAAGGTAGACGATGGTGCTGTTAATTTTATTGAAGCATCTTGCGAGTTTTCTGATCCGAATGATGACTCAGAGTCTTACATTGCTATAGTTGCGACTAATAGCACTGTGCTTGTTAAGACTTCCGATTCTGGAGCAACTACTGTTGAGCTAACTTATCCTACTGGTGAAACTGTTTCACAGGGAGCTAATGCTATACAGGCTTTTAATAAACTTTACATATTCCGCAAGGGCCAAATAGCTATGGAGTGGGATGGAGATATTTCTTCTCCTACATTTTCTCTTGTTGCTAATGGGGACTACAGTCAACCAAAGCAACTTACTCCAAATGATGTTGATATTGTTGACGGCAAAGCTACTGCTACTTTTAATAACTTAGCAGCAATGAATGGTTTAAAGGTTGGTGATACTTTTACCATAGAAAGTACAGGATCTCCTTCAACTTTTACAGTAGGAGATCAGTTTATTGTAGCTGAAAGAGATGATACTGCTTTTACTATAGATTTTTACGTTCAATTAGCTGATCAAAGTAATATTAGTGGAGTTATTTTTCAGCAGCCAGTTTCTATTGGTTTAGGATTTAGCCATATGCCAGCTCCTGAGTTTGGTACGTACCACCAGCGTAGGTTAATTGTTCCGTACCAGTACGATGTAACAGGAACGTCTGGATCAGCGACAATCACTGACAGAGGTATTGTTGATGAGGCGTTGTTTTCGGATATACTAGACGCCGATACTTATGACAGAGTTTACGGGCAGTTTAGGTTTAATGCTGGTGCGGCTGATTTCATTGTAGGCTTTCATTCTTTTTCGGATGACAAACTGGTAGTCTTTAATCGCAATAGCATACACATTGTTGAAAACAGTTTAGACTTAGGAAGTTCCAGTTCTCAGTTAATTACCAGTGAGGTGGGATGTGTTGCAAAAGATACCATTCAGCAGATTGGCAATAAGATGATATTCCTTTCTGATAATGGTGTTTATGCCTGTCTCTTATACACATCTCCGAGCCCACGAGACTCCTGA